CTTTTGACCGACGTATTTGGTGGTAGTGGTGTAAACTCAACTCCAGGTGTTAATCAACCTTTAAAGGGAAGAACTGGTGGTAGTGGTGGATCTGACACAGGTGCTGAAGCAGTTGGTGGTGTATATCGTTACGCTACTGAAGATGTTCCACCTCTTCCTCTTGATAACCAAAGAGAGAAAAGAGGACTTTACGACGAGTTAATTGCTGCCAAGCGTATTACTGATGCCTTTGCAAGAACTGTTATTCGTCGTTATAACTGGGACTTAGTAGCTAACCCTAAGTTTGACATGTGGAAACCCGACTATTCAGCTACACCAGCTGGTGGTGGTCAAGTTGGTAAGTTAACAGCAACAGGTGCAGACAGCATTGCTGATGCTAAGTTCTATGTAATGAACTCTCAATACGAAGTATTTAAGTGTCTATACAACGGAGAAGATCCTTCAAATTCTTCTGGTCAAGATGCAACTGAGGAACCAACCACAGGTGGTGGTAACTACAACTCCTCTACTGGTCTTTATACAGAAACAACTGGTAATGGTTACATTTGGAAGTATATGTACACCATCCCAACTGATGATGTTCTGAAGTTCCTTTCTTCTGACTTCATGCCAATCGTTCTTCCTGCAAACGCTTCTAGAACTGCAGTAGTTGCACAGGCAACTGCAGGTGCTGCTGATGTTGCTTTAATTGAGAACGCAGGTTCTGGTTTCCCTGCCACTACAACTTTATATGCACCAATTAAAGGTGATGGAAGTGGTGGTATTGTAAAATTCACAACATCAGGTACTTCACTTGATACTGTTGAGATTCAAGCTCGTGGATCAGGTTACACTTATGCTAATGTTCTCCTTACTAACACTAATGTCTTTACTGACGCTGGTTTAAGCAGTCAAGCTACTATTGATGCTGCTGCTAAGGGTGCTATTGAAATTGTTCTTCCTCCTTCTGGTGGTCACGGTTCTGATCACGAAGTAGAACTTAACGGTAAGCGTGTTATGACAAATATCCGTCTTACATATGCTGAGGGTGGTGGTGACTTCCCTGTGGATAACGACTTCCGTCGTATCGGTATTATTGCTGATCCATTTGATTATGGAACAACAACTTTCTCTACTGCAAATACACTTTCTGGTTTAAAAGCAATTAAGATTACAGGTACTGGTGGTGATTTCTCTGTTGATGAGAAAATTACTCAATCTGTAAGTGGTGGTACTGCTGAAGGTACAGTTGTTTCTTGGACACTTGATAGTGGTTCAACAACTGATGGTGTTCTTAAGTACATCCAAACAAATGATGCTCATACTGATAATGGTGTTGTAAGAGCGTTTGAATCTAATGGTTCTAATGCTGTTACTGGAGAAACTTCAGTCACATCTGGTAATGTAGACACAGGTTATGGTCAATCTCTACTAGGTTCCACATTCTCTGGTGGTCTTGCTAACCCAGAAATTGAAAATAATTCTGGAAGCGTTATTTACGTTGAGAACAGACGACTAATCACTCGTGCTCCTGACCAGATTGAAGATATCAAACTAGTTATTGAGTTCTAAGTAAAAAATATAACTAAATATAAGTCCTCTGAGAAATCAGGGGATTTTTTTTATCTCTATAAATACTAAGGATAAAGCATATGCTAGTATTTGGCGGAAAACGATGCCACAGAAGACAAACCTTAATGTAAGCCCTTATTACGAGGACTTTGACGCAAGTAAGAATTTTTATAAGATTCTATTCCGTCCTGGTTACTCTATTCAAGGTAGAGAATTAACACAAGTTCAATCTATTCTTCAGAATCAGGTTGAAAGTTTTGGTAAGTATGCCTTTAAGCAAGGTGAACTAGTAATTCCTGGTGAGGTTGGTCTTAATACAAAATTAGATTACGTTAAGTTATCATCTGTTTCTGAGGTTGCAATTTCAGAAGGAGATGATATTGTTTATAGAAAGTATGATATTTCACAGTTGATAGGACAGCAATTGAATGGTTTGACTTCTGGAGTCAAAGCTACTATTCTTGCTACTAAACTTGCAACAGAATCTACTTCTGATACTTTATATGTAAATTATATTAATAGTGGTAGTTCTAACACAGAATCTACGTTCCGTCAAGGTGAAACATTAGAAGTTATTGATGGTGTTAACACACCACTTTTAGTTGTTGGTACTGATGGTAGTGTTCTACCTACTAGTATTCAAGTAACAAATCCAGATACTGATGAAACTACTTCTTTAGAAAGTCCTGCAATGGGATTTGGTTCTGCTGTTAAGGTAGAAGAAGGTATTTACTTTGTCAATGGTTATTTTGTTAGATGTGATCAAGAATTATTGGTCGTTGAAGAATATTATGATAAACCATCTGCAAAAGTTGGTTTTAATATTAAAGAAGAAATAGTATCTCCAGAAGAAGATCCATCTCTATATGATAATGCATTTGGTTCTTCTAACTATACTGCACCTGGAGCTCATCGACTCAAAATTTCATTGAGTTTGAAAGAATTTGCTCTAAATGCAATTACAGATAAAAACTTTATTCAATTACTAACTATCTCTAAGGGACAAGTACAGAGTAAAGTATCTTCTACAGATTTTAGTGTTATTGAGCAAACTTTAGCACGTAGAACATTTGATGAATCAGGTGATTACATTGTAGAGGACTTTAGTATAGATGTCAGGGAATGGGCACAAAAGGATGGAAATAGAGGTTTCTATGGTGCAGACGATTTTGGTCTTTATAATAATCTAACTGGAGATCAAGCAGCCAGAAAGATGGTTGCTAGTATTGGTCCTGGTAAAGCATACATTAAAGGTTATGAGATTGTTAATAAAGAAACTAAGTATCTAGAAATTAATAAAGCAAGAGAAAGTTTATCCTCTGATAATGTAACTCTTAAAACTAGAGGTTTACCATCTTACAGTATTACCAATGTATATGGTAGCGTTCCTTTGAATAAGGAAGGATCTGATTTAACTGCATATCCTGATGTATTCTTATATTCTACATTTAATGATGGTTCTATTGGTTTAAACAATACAGAATTAACTTCAGATCACAAACAAACAGTTGATAGGAGAGGTACTTCGTTTAATGCCAATGATGGTATTAAAACTATTGCTCTACAAATTACAAGCACAACTCAACTTATTGGTTCTGTAACTGATGCAAATTTCCAAACTACATTTGGAACTCTATATTATATCAAGACAAGAAGTGATCTAGGATCTCCTACATCAATTGGATCTTTCAAAACTCTAGCATTCTCAACTACACCAAAACCTTTAGTTAACTCTTCTGAATCCGTACAATATCTAGAATTAACTGTAACTGGTGACAAAGATGAATTAGAATTATTGTTACTTGAGTATGATCTATCTGATCCTGCATATTTAAGAAAAATTTTCCTAACAGAAAATGAAGCACAATTAGATGATGGTGATGAATTTGGATTTATTGTTGATTATTCTCCAACAATTACTCCTGTTATTGGTAAAGTAAAACCTAGTAACTTTGTACTACAAGACAGAGGTTCTGGTTTTAATTCTGATTCTGACATTATTCTTTCTAAGGGAAGATTAGCTGCAGGAACTTCTGCATATAATGCAACGTTTGGATTTTCTTATATCGATCCTCAATTCTTCACTAAAATTGTTCTAGAAAGTATTCCTTCAGGATATGATGCAGGTAAATATGTATTTGGTGTTGAGAGTGGAGCATATGGTGTTGTAGAAGGATCACCTGCAGGTGTTTATACCACTGGTAACCTTTTATTCGTTAAGACATTATCTGGTAAGTTTAAATCTGGTGAGACAATCAGAGATGAAGATGGAAATACTGTAAGAATTGCTAGAGAGAATACTATCTCTCACTTTATTGTTGCAAATAGAGGATTAGGATATGCAGATGGTGTATCTCTACTAATTAATGGTCTTGAGTATGATTCTTCTAAGATTACTATAGAGAAAACTGCAGATGGTAAAATTTATAAAGCATCTGTAGCTAACAGATCTTCTGTTAACATCGCATATGCACAACCACCTGCAGTTAGTGCAAAAAATCCAGATGCTGCTGGAACACCAAATGCTGGTGCAAGTATTGTACCAATTTTGTTTAGAGATACAGTAACTACATATGCCCCACAAAACGTTAAGTCATTGGGTTGTAGTTTTGGTGCAGGTAAAGAAAATAAATTTAGTGCTGATGTTGTAGTTGATAGTCAGAAGTATTCTGAAATTAAAACTGTAACAGATTATACTTTCTTTGGATCAAAAGGATCTTTATTCTTAGAATCCACAAGTTTTAGTGCAGATGCATCTCAATCTATTCAACAAGGTGATTTAGTTCAATTCTCTGATGATAACAATAACCTAGTTCGTTCAATTGTACAATATGGTACTAAGCAAGAAGGTGCTTATAAGTCAAGAATTTATTTAGATACTGCTTTACCAGGAGCAGTGACAAATGCAAGTATTGTAAGATTGCGTCCTGTAGTATCCAATTCTACAAGTGGCACACTCCTATTCTCTACTGGAAGCAAGCAAGTTTCTCAAGTTTCTTCTGGTGGTGATGATACTAAGATCAAGTATTACTTCCGTAGAGATTTTGTAACTACAGCATCTAGTGGTGGTGGTATTATTACATTCGCAGCTCAATTACCATTTGGTACACAAAGATTTGCTGCATTTACTGAAGATAATTATATTGTTACTGTTTTGGATCCTGGTGATGCACCTGATATTGTAAAGGGTGATATCATTTATATTGCAGAGGATGCTGTTGAAGTTACTTCTTCTACTGATACTGCAAGTGGTCTTACATCTGGTAGTATTAGTTTACAGTTACCATCAAATTATTTTGGAACTATTCCTTCTAATGGAACCTACCCTAAATTAAAACTTACTGCGACTCTAGAAGTATCTAACGCAAAACCAAGGTTAAAAACTGTAATAAGAAATAAGAGAATTACAGTTACATCTGCTGGTGACCGTGTTGTACCTCTAAGAGGAACAGATTATGATACAGAGGTTGTAGAAATTCTATCATATTCTGATGCATTTAAACTCAAATATGTTTATGAGGGAACTTCATCTCAACCACCTCAAATTGATACTGCTGGTAATCTAATTTCTGGTACTGATGTATCATCAAGATATACATTTGACAGTGGACAAAGAGATACAATTTATGATGTTTCACGTATTGTTCTAAAACCTGGATTTGAAGCAACCACAGGTCAACTTGTTATTGCTTTTGATTACTTTGAACATTCTCAGGGTGATTTCTGTACTATCGATAGTTATCTACATGAAGCAGGAATTCCAGAAGATGAAATTCCATCTTTTGATTCTTCTGTTTTAGGTATTACACAATTGAAAAACGTTATTGACTTTAGACCAAAAGTAGATAGTCAAGCAATTATTCCTGGTTTCCTTGATACATCATCATTAGAAGTTACAGAAGGATCTTTCTCTGGTGCTGGTGCTATCATTACTAGTACACCTGCACCAGATAGAAATCTAGAGTATACATTCTCCTTTAGTCAGAAGCAATATCTAGATCGTATTGATGGTATCTTCCTAGACAAGAAAGGAAACTTTATCGTCAAAGAAGGTAACTCTTCACTTAATCCATCTAAACCAGATCCTATTGAGGATGCTGTACCTCTCTTCTATGCTTACATTCCAGCATTTACTACTACCAGTAAGGATGTCAGAGTAACTTCTGTTGATAACCGTCGTTACACAATGCGTGACATCGGTAAGTTAGAGAAGCGTATTGAGCGTCTTGAGTATTATACTACACTTAGTATTTTAGAGCAGCAAGCTCTTAACATGCAGGTCAAGGATGAGATTGGATTGGATAGATTCAAATCAGGATTCTTTGTAGATAATTTTGAAGCACATAAAGTTGGAAACTTACAATCTCTTGATTATAGATGTGCTATTGATTCACAGCAATCTGTATTAAGACCACAATCTAAAGAAGATTCTATTAATCTATCAGAAGTAAATATCAGAGACGATCAGAGAACTGTTTCTGGATATAAGAAAACTGGTAATATGATTACATTGCCATATAAGAATCTTTCTCTATTAGGTAATAGTTTTGCTTCTTCTAAAGTAAATCCAAATCCATTTGTTGTTCTTCAGTATGTTGGTGATAGTGAATTATCTCCTTCGATTGATCAATGGTATGATCAAAGTGTTGAACCTGTAGTTGTAGATACTAATACAGATCTATTCAACATTTTCTTAGCAAAAGAAGATGTAAAAGAAAGTTTATCTAGTTTACATAACTCTTTTGTTGTTAACTGGGTTGGTGCATCTAGTTCGTTTACATCTATTAATTCTCTTGGAGAAGTAAATTCTGATGTTGCAAAAACTAGTGTAGCTTCTGCATCTGTAGGAAGTTCTTCAAATATCAGTCCAAAGAACAATGAAGTTGGTAAAGGTGTACAAACTAAGAGTGTTGGAGATAATGTTGTAGCAACATCTCTATCATTCTTTGCTAGAAGTGTTCCTGTCAAATTTACTATTGGCAGAATGAAACCAAATACCCAGATCTATGTTTTCCTTGAAGGAAGAGATATTGCACGTTGGGTAAATCCTGATCTTAGATATACTGGTATTGCAGGAAACTCTCTATCAGCATTTAATGGATCTATTACTACAGATGAATATGGTAATGCTAGTGGATTGATTATATTGCCTGCTGGTCTACCACCATTAGAAAATGCAACTTGGTCTGGGGATGTAGATACTGTATCATATGATACATCTGCAGAAGAATTGAACTTTACTGCAGGTACACTGACATTTAGATTTACTTCTAGTCCAACCAATGCAGAAAAAACAGGTGTAGATACTTACACTGAAGTTAAGTATTACGCTACTGGTATTTTACCAGAGAATCCTTCTAGTATCGTATCAACAAAACCATCTATCTTTAAATCTAACGAAGGTGTACAGTTAATTGATAGTAATACTGATAATCCTGTAAGACCTAATCCATTAGCTCAAACATTTAAGGTTGAAAATTTGGATGGTGGTTGTTTCATCACTGGTATTGATCTCTACTTCAATAAGAAGAGTACAAATGTACCAGTCAAAACATACATCACTAATGTCGATGCAGAAAAACCTGCTAAAAATATTGTTCCTGGTTCTGAAAAAACTTTATCTCCAAATACAATCCTCAAGTGTTTCGCTAGTGGAACCATGTCGATATACAAAGGAGAAAGTGTAACTGGTGCATCTTCTGCTGCATCTGGTCCTATTCTTAAAGTATTTGATAAGAACAATGTAGAATTAGTAGCTACTGCATCTGGTAGATACAGTTTAACTAATGAGCAAGTTTACACTGTAGTTCTTAGCAATCATAATGGCAGATCCTTCATTCAAAATGAAGATCTAGTTATTCCATCTGTAACTCTTGCTAATGATACAGGTGGTACAGATTTTGTTCTTTCTGTTGCAAAAGATAGTGGTAAATTATCAGATATTAGAATTACTAACACTGGTCAGAATTATGACAGTGCAATTCTAACTATTGAAAGTCCTCAACTTCCTGGTGGTTCTAATGCTACTGCAAGTATTGAAGTATCTAATGGTAAAATTTACAATGCTGAAATCTCACTATCTGGTTTTGGATACACAGAGGCACCTTCAGTTGTCATCAAAGGTGTTGGTAACGGTGCTGGAGGTTGTGAAATTCAAACCTTTATCGATATAGACACACCTGCCGTTAGGATGGGTGTAGCAGTTGATTCGGGGGATGCTACGCCATCTACTACACCATCACATTTTGCCTTTGATAATCCTGTATATCTACAAAATGATACAGAGTATGCTCTGGTAGTTGAAACAGATTCTATTGATTATGAACTATGGTCTTCTAAACTTGGTGATACTGATATTGCTACAAGTACGGTCATCACAACTCAACCATCTCTAGGTTCGGTATACCGTTCCCAGAATACCGAAAGTTGGACTGAAGATATATTTGAAGATCTTAAATTTACTATGTACCGTGCTGAGTTTAATATTGCAAGATCTGCAGAACTTCTACTCAAGAATTCTAGTTTAGGTTATGAGTTGTTAAACAACAACCCATTTGAAACAAATGCTAGTGCAAATACAAATTCAACATCTAAGTTATTTAAAAATAACAACTCTATATTAAAAGTGAGTCACAGGGACAATGGTTTTGAAACAACTGGAAATTCTTATGTTTTCTATAGAACTGCTAGAGAGACATCTGGTATTACTGATAGTATTTTGAATAATACACTATTCAAAGTAACTAATTCTGGTGTTGATGTGTACAACATCACTTCTCCAGGACAAGCTGCTGGAAATGGTGTTGGTGGTGGTGATACTGTTTATTCTACTTTCAATAGAAAGTTTGAAACTCTATATCCACAAGTTTCTTATCTCTCATTTACAGGAACTACCTTATCAACAGAAGTCAAAACTACAAATGTTATACCAGTAGATTCAAGCACAACTAATTACACTTCGTATTCTCAAACGGATTACGAAAAAACTTTCTTGAATGAAGCACATTACTTTACAAATCAGAAGATGATTGCTTCTGATATTAATGAAACACTTAATAATTTGTCAGATTCATTGAGATACAAGATGACTCTATCGTCTACTGTGTCTCATTTAAGTCCAATTATTGATCTTTCTACTGCTACTGTCAAAACAGTAAGTAATAGAATTGAAAATGCTATGGGTCAGGAAGATAGATTTGGTAGAAGAGATCAAATTATCGAGTTCTATCCAGTTTATGCTTTCCGACTTTCAGGACAGGGTGGTACAGCAATTCAAGATAATCAAACTATCAAAGGTTTGACAACTAAAACTACTGGAACTATTGCAAGAGTAGATAGTGATACTGTTTATGTAAGAGTTAAGACAACACAGTTCTTCCAAAAAGGTGAAACTGTAACTCTAGGAAACCAATTATCTCTTACTAACGTAGTAGTTGATTCTACACCTTCACAAGTATTAACATCTATTAATGATGCTGCAACAATTGTTGCACGTAATCCAAATATTATGTTGGAAACATATGATAACCTTATCACAGGTAAGGCAACTATATGGAATAGTGAAACACAGAAATTAACTCTAAGAGTTGATGTTCATCCTATTAATGACGATTTTACTGGTAAGATTGTTGATAATGTTTTCTATAATAGAAATGCTGTTACAGCAGATCAACTAGCAGATATATTTCGTGTAGGTGATTTTGTTAAGTATCCAAATCAACCAGATGAAGAAAATGCATATCTTGAGGTTGGAAAAGTAACATACACAAATGGTTTGGACTTTGTTGCTGAAGATACATCCAAGAATGGTTCTTCATCTGCCAAGTATGTAACCAAAGAAGTTTCTATTAGTAATCCAGCAACTGCAATTAACGTTCATCTCTTAGCAAATGTTAAAGACATTTCTAATATTGAAGTGTTCTATAAGTTCAAGAGAGCATCTAGTCAAGAAAACTTTGAAGATATCGATTGGGTATACTTCAACGAGAAAGGAGAACCAGATGTATTTGAAATTGCAAGCAGTGAAAATACCATTTCTGGTATTGTAGAGAAACAAACTGCATATCAAGATCTTGAATATACAGTAGATAATTTACCTGAATATTCTTCATTCGCAATCAAAATTGTAATGAAAGGAGTAGATCCTGCATATGTACCTAAGATTCAAGACATTAGAGCAGTAGCAGCATTTTAACTTCCGCGTATGGAACATATCAAAGTCGAAGGACATGATGGTCTCGTAAGAGACCAAAACACTGGTGCCATCATCAATTTGAACGATTCTGCAATAGCTGCAAGACGTAAGTCAAAACAGCTTGGTTCCGCGTTGGAGGACATAAATATGTTGAAGACTGAGGTCTCTGAAATCAAGTCCCTACTGAGAGAGTTAGTAAAAAATGCCATCAATTAATGTCGCACGCACTGATACCTTTGAGCAGCAAAGGGTCAAGATTAACCAAATTGGACAACAGATTTTTAACATCAGTGCAGGTGGATCTGATTTAGCTACAGGTAACTTAAAACTTGGTGATGGAACTGTAACAACACCAAGTTTATCTTTTACTAATAACGACTCTGTTGGTCTTTATAGATCATCCCTGTCAGGACTTGGATTTGTTTCAGAAAACAAAAATGTTCTTGATTTTACAGAAGAAAGAGTTGTTTCTTTCAAAGATTTTTTAATTAGACAGAAGGTTCTAACAAATTCAGGAATTGGCATTACTAATGATGGATCTGGATATGATGTTGGATCTTTTCAAAGTGTTCCTTTAGTTGGTGGTAGTGGTTTATCAGGTACTGGTAATATCGTTGTTGTTGGTTTTGAAGGAACTATTACAGATACTGGTGAAGGATATAGTGTAGGTACATATGAAGGAATTGAATTAACTGGTAGTGCTACTGGTACTGGTGTTACTGTAGATTTCGACGTTGCTGGTATTATTGGTGTAGTTACAAATCCTGGTAGTGGATACACAGATGGTTCCTATGCTGACTTAGCAGTATCAGGTGGTGGTAGCGGTGCTACTGTTAACCTAGAAGTAGTTGATGGAGGTGTAGTTAACCCAATATTTACTGGTGGAACTGGATACAATCAAGGAGATGTTCTTACTGCAACTGTTCCTGGTGGTAGTGGATTCCAATTTACTGTTACATCAAGTCCAAGTAGAATTACAGAAGTTCAAATTACTAACTATGGATCTGGATATCAAACAGGAGATGTTTTAACATTACCAGGAAATACATCCACATTTAGTAATATTGGTATTGGTGGAATAGTTGATGAGGTTACTACTACTCTATCAACAGCTTCTACACAAATTACTGTTGCAGATACAGCTGGTATTCTTGCTGGAGCACTTGTTATTGTTGATGATGGTCCTGGTGCTTTAGCAGCAGGTACAACTGTTGCTTCTATTGATAGTTCAACTCAACTTACATTATCAGCAAATCCAACAGTTGATGGTGCTGCTGAATTAACATTTAATACAGGAGTTCCTAATGAACTAACAGGATTTTCAAGTTTAACTGGAATTGAAGTTGGTCAAACAGTATACTTTATAAGTGGAACTGGTTCTATTGGTACAGGTGTACTAGTTGATGATGTTGACACAGAACAGAATGTTATTGTTCTAGATCAAGATGCAGAATTAGCAGGTACTGCAAATATTCAATTTGGACCTGCATTTGGAGATCCTGCTGATGATTTTGAATATACAGTTGGTGAACTTGGAGTTATTAATAGTATTTCAATTGCTAGTGGTGGTAATGGATATGCTCCAGGAGATGTTTTATCAGTATCTCCAATAGATCTAACACTTCCAACACAGTTAACAGTTGATGCACATATCCTACAAGATATTACATTTGTACAAACAATTGCTGCAGGAACTTTAGGTGTTGGAGATAACGTATTCATTCCAGCAGGTTCAGTATTAGCACCTGTTACAGTACAATCATCTAGTGATATTCTTTCTGAAGCAGATGCTGTCTATACAGTAACAGTTGCTGGTGCTACTGGTACAGGAGCTCAGTTCAGAATTACCAGATCAGATACAGGTGAAGTTGATACTGTAGAAGTTTTACAAGGTGGTTCTGGTTATGATGCAAACGAAATTTTAACTATCAACGGATCTGATGTTGGTGGTAGTGATGGTGATGACAACGTTGATCTTACTATAGTTTCTGTTTCAGATGAAAGTGATCTTATTAGAGTAGATAAAGTAGAAGAAAATGGTGGAAATATTGTAAAAGTTTGTTTAAGAGTTACAGAATCTGGAGATTTAGTTGCAGGTCAATCATTAGTAAAGGAAGCAACCAATAGTCCAGTATACGCAGCTGCCACAGCACCTGATTCATATACCAAATTCTTTATTGATAACTCCCTACATCCAAGTTTAACTCTTTATTCTGGAAATACTTACATCTTTGATTTGGCTGGTGCATCTAATCAAGGATTTGCACTATCTCAATTTGCTGATGGAAATAATCCACCATCACGAATTGAAGGAGTAACATCAACTTTAACAGCACTATCCAATACATTTACAGTTAATAGTGCTACTGGTATTCTAGTAGGAATGCAGGTTTCAGTTGCTGGTGGTGCAGGTGGACTTGCTCCAGTTACTCTAGTAACTGAAATAAATGGTACCACAATTACTGTTAATCAACCAGCTACTGTAAGTGGTCTTGTTGTTTTAACTTTCCAAGGATATGAATACGTAGATGCTGTAACAAGAACTACAAATACTTTAACAATTAGAATTTCAGACGATACACCAGATCTTTATTACTATAGTACAACTGCTGGTTATGAAAATTATGGTGGAGATGATGGATCAGAAGGTCTCTTAACTACGGATAATAATAATCCAAAAGTATTTGGTAGTGGTGCTAGTTTCTCTGTAACTTCAGTTCAGTCAACTGATATTATTACAAGTGATGTAGAAACTGGAGCATTCAATGCTCAGGAGATTACTGGTAGCAGTTTAAATGCATCTACCGCAACGATCAGCACAATAAATGTTACTACTATCAATGGTAGTGATATAAATGCAAGTACAATTACTGCCACTAATAATTTAACCATTAATACTGGTGGAGAAACTGCAATTCAAAGTGGTAATTTTGATGTAGGTGGTTATTTACAAGTTTCTGGTACTGATGGTAATCTAACTACCAGTGGAATTATTAAAACTACTAATAAGTTTAGTTCTAATGATAAGTTAGAAATTTCAGAAAATAAAATTAGCACAGTTCCAGGTCAACCACTTTTAATTGAACCAGGTGGTCAAGCAGAACTTGTAAAAGTTGTTTCTACTAGTGCCCTCATAGTTCCTTCAGGTGATAACAATCAGAGACCTCTAGCAGGAGAGAATGGTGCAATCCGTTTCAATACAGTAACTAATCAATATGAAGGTTATTCTGAAAATTCTACTTCATGGTCTTCTCTTGGTGGAGTTAGAGACCTAGATGGCAACACATATATTATAGCAGAAGCTACTGTTGGTGCTAATGATAATACATTGTATTTCTACAATGATGGTGTAAACACACTTAAAGTAACACCAGAGTATCAGGAGTTTGTAAATGTTAAGAAAATTAGATCTGGAAACGTAAGTGCTCCTGCATATCAAGAATGGATAGCAAATGCTCCAGCAACATTAGGAGAATATCTCAAGTATAGAAATAATATCTATGAAGTAACTACTGCTGGTACTACAGCAACATCTGGTAATGAACCAATTCATACAAGTGGAGCATCGACAAATGGATCTGCAGTTCTTACATTCTGGGGATCTGCTGTTGCATCTTTAACATTTGAAGAAATTGATGAACTTCGTATTGATCCATTAGGTTTTACAGATTTAGTTGTTAATAATGAACTTCGTCTTTCTGTAAATGAAATTTCAACTACTACTAATGATTTACAGTTAAGACCAAATACTGGTCAAAAAGTAACTATTGATGCAGTAACATCTTTGGTGATTCCAGTTGGTGATAATAACTCTAAAGGAAATGCAGCACAAGGTTCTATTAGATATAATACTGATGATTCTCAATTTGAAGGATATAATGGAGCACAGTGGGGTGGTCTAGGTGGTGTTAAAGATATTGATCAGGATACTTACATTCAGGCAGAGTCAGCTCCTGGCGCAGATGAAGATATTTTATCATTCTTCAATGCCAACAATAATACATTACAGGTCAATTCTACTCAACTTGAATTTCATACTATTGACACGATTGCATCGATGTCAACAAATGAATTAAATCTTGATGCAAATACAATAACCTTTAGCACCCTAGATACAACATTAGATAATACTGATACAGCAAGTACATTCTTATTCTCTACCAAAGAGAATTTTGATTTAGGTCTTTCTTCTGGATTAAATACTGATCCACTACTTAGATTGACTGATACTGGTGATATTTTCTATAACTTAGGTTTTGGAACAGGAACTTACAGTGGTGTTAAGTTGTTTGAT